AAAAATAATGGTTGTGAAAATTTGTGACAGATGCGGAAAAATGATAAAGAAAAACTATCCGACGCTCGATAGAGTTTATAACGAGGAAAATTCGGCGAAGATCCTTAAGGAGTATGATTTGTGCGATGAGTGTTGGGCATCGTTCTACAGATGGGTGAACAATGTTCCTAAGAATCGTGACACGAATACTGTTAACGAAGAGGATTCTGAAAAAATCGATGAACTTGAGCTATCAGTTCGTGCTTACGATGCTCTCTATCGCGCCGGGATTAAAACTATTGACGACTTATGCAAGCTTACGGAAACAGAGCTTAGAAAAATCAAGAATATTGGCAAGGTGTCAGCCGAGGAAGTTATTACTGCACTTACTGAAAAAGGAAGACATTTGTTTGTTGAGGAGGACAGAGATGATGAAAATTGACGATAAATCCGTTTATGGGCTGTGCAACTCATTAAACGCTATCTCCGGATTGTGGCCTGAATTGCCGCATGTAAGACTCCATATTCTGAAAGCGCAGGAGATGATTACGGTTCTTTACGAAGAGAATAAGAAGCTGAAAGGAGGTAAAGTAATGGCGGGACGTGAAGAATTATATTTGAAGCATATTGACGAGAACACCGGCAGGATTGCTAAAGCCTTGGAGTACATTGTCGAACGGGAAAAGGAGATAAAAGCAGAGCAGGATAAAGAAAAAGAAGCTAGAGTTCTTTACTCCTTCGCGGAATACATTCGGGACTATGCAATAACGGGTAATGATCTTGAATTTGCATCAAAAGTTAAGTTTGCTGTTGGCGCGTTTATTGGAAGGAGTAATGGAGATTCATTAAAACCGACATACAAATCTGACTATAGCCAGATTATTTCCAATAAGGAGGAACCAAATGACCAAAATCGGACTTGAGCATATTGCAGATGCAATCATTAACCGAATTGTAGAGGTACCGGATGACTTGGCTCTCCGGGATCTTACTGCGTGGCTTAACGGTTATGCCACATGTCAGAATGATATTCTGGAAATGATCGGTAATTATATGGAGGATGAGCAAAGATGAAAATAACGTCAGTGACCTGTGACAGGTGTGGAAAACGTATTCCACAATTTGGAGAACAAGGTTACGAATCTTTCGGAACATTTATGCAGCACAGATTTAATGGTGTCCCAAAACGCGTGGCTTTCATAAAAAGTATGGAGCAGAATACTGTGTGGATGCATTTGGACCCTTGCCCTGATGAACTCGATTTATGTAATGAGTGCAGGCTCAGTCTATATATTTGGGTCAAGGAGGGAGGTATTTAGATGAAGAAGTATGACGTGCACGTTGAATACGCCAATGCTCCTGCGACGGACGTAGAAGATGCAGAATGCGTACTGGATTGCAAGGATGAATTTGTAATCTCAAAAGGAAATAGAAAGTATCACTGCAATAGAGCAATGATTATTTGTGTAACTGTGACGGAAAAGGAGGAACCAAATGACAAATCCGGATGGGACCCACTTTGGAATGGCAGATGATATGGAGGGACGTAATGATTAGTAAGGGATTCAGCTATGTTCGCTTGTCTGAAGAAGAGGACGTTCATACTATTTCGTCTAATGGAAAAGAGATATTTGCTGTTAAGGATGATTATATCATCGATGCAATGGCTGCAGATGAGCAGAGAGATACCATTATTGTAGTGCTTAAGCGGAAGAATGAGGAAGATGGAGATTAAAGATCCTGTTCGTTACTTATTAGGACTAATATGCGCAGAATGCCTTTTTGTATGCATCATCCAGGGAAAAACCTATTTACTATTATATTTTGCTTAGTTGCGGCAACCGCTAATCTTATGTCATCAACCAGAGGAGGTAAATAATGACAAGAGAAGAATCAGGATATTATTTACTAGATATTCCTAATTTCACGGGCACATTAATGAGGAAAAGAATGACGAAGTTCCGTATCACAATAACAAAAAGAGGTGAAGAGTTCACAATTGAGGATGTCGATCAGGTGACGGTTGAAGAACAGGAGGTTTCTGAATGATCACACCGGCTGAGTTTGAATATCGAATTAATGAAATGATCATTATTCTATTGATGGCGATAATGCTGACAGGTTGCGGAGCGACAGTCGACAGTGGGACACGATCAGAAACAAGCAGATTTATGGAATTGGAAAGAACAATCGACTGGCGGATTGTGGCTGATAAAGAGACAGGTGTCATGTATTCTGTATCTAATGGCGGATACAATAGGGGAACATTCACATTACTGGTCGATGAAAATGGAAAGCCGTTGGTTTGGGAGGGAAAGAATGAAAGATGATACGATCAGCCGAAAAGCGGCGATTGATTCAATGACAAACACGCTATGGCATTATCCAAACGAATGTTATAAGAATCTCAACGAATATGAATTTGCCAAAAGCTTGGCAGAATTGGGATTAAAAAGCGTGCCGCCAGCACAGACGGAACGCAAGCAGGGAAAATGGATAGAAGACAACGAAGGATATTTTTACTGCGATAAGTGTGGTAAGTATCCTGCGTATCAGATTACACAGACAAACTACTGTCCTAACTGCGGGAGTTATAACGGAGGCAAAAACTAATGATTACACCGGCTGAGTTTGAAGATAAGATGAAGGATATCGGATACCGACTTGAAAACCGTGTTGATGGCTATTATGAAGAGGATGCCCATATCGACGCGGATGCAGTAATGTGTAAAATCCTTAGAGATCTCGGCTATACGAAAGGAGTTGAAATATTTGAGCGAATGCACAAATGGTACGCTTAAACCTTGCCCTTTTTGTGGGAGAGATGTGACCATCAGATGGAACGGATATTACCAGGCGCCTATTATCCGCCATGTCGGTAAAGCAAGGTTCTGTCTGATGGATCATAAGGTCTATTACGGTTATCAGGTCGAAGATATTGAGAAGTTGTGGAATGAAAGGAGCAACGATGATTAAATACTATCTTGTCCAGTTTGCAAAGTCTGGAGTAGACTGGGCGGAAGTCAAAAAATATGTTGAGGAGGCTGTGGAGTATGCACGATGCAATCTTCTCACTCGCTATGGTGTTAAAATATCATGGGTTTCCACGCGGGTTGGATACTATATTAAAGTCGAAATGCCCTCGGACGCAAATTTTTCAAATCCAGGGTGCAGGCTTAGTGGCATCTCTCGTCATCTACTTAAGGATCACAAAGATATTTTCGAAAAATACAAGGTTGGCACTAGATTACTTTGGTTTGTGGAAACACCAAGTAATTTCTCGCCGTTATTAGAGGAGAAGGCTATTCTTGCTCTTATCAGAGGAGGTAACTAATGGCTGATAAAATTGTTTACTATAACGAATACTGCAAATCATGCAAGCATAAGAACCTTCCTGAGACGGAAGAGCCATGTGATACATGTCTGGAAAACCCGGTTAACGAGGATTCCCACAGACCGGTTATGTGGGAGGAAGGGAAGAAGGTTAAAAGAGAATGAAAGATGTTCTGAATATAATCATCGGTTTTATTGCAGGACATCTATTATATTACGGGATTGAGGAAAGAAATACTAGAGAGCTTATCATTGGGTTGATTCTCGCAATAGCCTGTATAGCAGATGCACTGTTATTGTTGTAAGGAATAATAAAAGGAGAAAACATGGAAAAGGAGACTAAATGAAGATACAAGACTACTTACCTTACTTTACTTGCGCGGGAGTTGTCGGGGTCGCGGTACTTTCAGGAAATTGCACTCTTAAAGCCGAAGAAATCCTCAGGGAGAAAAATCTGGAAGATGCTCCGATTCAGGATAAGGCTAAAGAAACCTGGAAGTATTATATTCCGGTTGTGGCAGCATGTGGACTGACTATCGCAAGCGTCATCGCTACGAAGCGTCTTAATACCAAAGAGCTTGCTACAGTTACTGCAGCCTGTGGATATTTAGCCCAGAAAGGTTCTGCTGTAACAAGAGAGATTATTGACAGAACTAACAATGAAGTTGCAGCTGATGTGATTAAGGATGCCAAGATAGAGTATACTGGCCAGACAATTGAAGATACCGGTAATGGAAAGCTTCTCTGTATCGAAGGATATTCAGGGAGGCTTTTCTGGTCTTCTGAGGAAGCTGTGAGAGATGCTGTTAAGCGGTTTAACGAACTGTATGCTCGGGATAAGTATGTCTGCCTTAATGACTTTTACAAGCTTTTAGGTATCGAGACATCTCACTTCGGTCATCAGTTTGGTTGGGCTTATGGCTCTGATTTTTATGATGAAGAGCCACTTGACATCCAGGTGGAAGTTGTTCCGGATAAGAACCGAAATTGCAATATCTGCTGTATTGATATTTACACATACCCTATGGAATGCTGGCAGGAGGTGTGATGAGAAAAGACTGGGCGGAAGTGATTATTCTGCTGAAACGTGAAATCAGAAGCCTGCTGATTGACGGAAAGCTTACAATTAAGGATCCGCCGTGCATGGCATATGGCATGGATATTGAGTTTACGTTTGGCGATAACCACTTCGTTTACTTTATGAGCGAAAATCTAATCGACAGGATTAAGAACGACCCGGAGTATGGTAAGAAGTTCGCCAGGCATTATATTTCGCTGCTGATCGAGCACCTGAAAAAGAAAAAGGTCGATCCTTGGAAGTTTGCTAGAAAGGGGTAAAGTTATGGAAGATCTCGAATTAATATACGAGATAGTCTGTGAGTATGTAGCAAATCCGAATCGGAGAGCGTACATCATTTTGGACGACTACGGGAACAAATGCGTGATCACTAATAACGAAGCAGAAATGACTACATGGGTTTGGCGCAACTGGATACGCCCACATTTAAGAGAATTTATCTCTGGTATTTGATTCGCAAGAAAAACATGAGATGTAATAGAGAGCTGATACAGAGTTTGCATTGGCTCTCTTTTTTGTAATGAAAGGAGAGAAACATGAGAATTGACAAACTTATTACTATTGGAGCTCTGGCGATAACCGCACTGGTGACCTGTGTGTGCGTTAAGACAACGGAAGAGGACCGTAAGAAGGCAGAAAAGGAAAAAACTGAACTCAAAGAAGCAAAAGACAAAGCACTGTCTGAGCTTAATTCGGATCGCTGCAAAGTTGACGATATTTGGGGTAACAAGACACTCTCTCAGACAGGTAAGGTTAAAGCCAGCCTTATTCTCGACCACAAATTCGATGACATCATGACGGCTCCAAACAAGGAACAGTTGGAGATAGCCGTAACGGAATATTGGAGATTTCGTGGATATTTGGCACCTGATGGTCTTCCCGGAAAAGAAGCATTGGATGCGTGTATCGAATACGAATGGGAAAAGATTGAGGAAAAGAAGAGGCTTCGACAAGAAGCTAAAGATGAAGCCAAAGAACTTGAGAAGTTCAAGCTGCAGAAAGAGATCGCAAGCGCCGGGAAACCGGAGCTTAAGATAGTTAACAATGTAACCAAAAGCGACGAAACAAAGGAAACAAACTGAAAGGAGAGTAACTAATGAACATGCTCAAGAAAATTGCGACGACGGTAATGTTGTTTGGCAAGGAGAACGCACCGACAATCTGCGCTGTAGGCTCTGGTGTATGCACGGTATTAGCCGTTGTAGAGGGCTCTAAGGCGGCTCTTACGGCTTCTAAGATTGTCGAGGCACACAGAGACGGGTTAGAGTCTGAAGATCAGACTGAGAGGCGTGAGGAGACTCTGGCAGTGGTTAAGGAGGCTGCTCCGGTGTACGCAAAGACTGCGATATTTACAGGCGGAAGCATCGCACTGGCTCTTATGTCTAATCATATGCACCTCAAGAAGGAAGCAGCTCTCATTGCGGCAGCAAATCTGACCGAGATGGCATATAAGAACTACACAGATAAGGTCAAGGAAATTGCCGGGGAGGAAACTTCAGAGAAGATTGAGGAGGCCGTAGCAAAGGAGAAGGTAGATAAAGCTGTGGCTGATTTGCCTGTAACAGCAGGCAGCGATCCAATTGACGCATTTGAGTGGACTGGACTTGGTGAGGATCCGTTTATTGACAAATGGACAGGAAGAAAGTTCAGGTGCAGCGAAATTTCTATCCGAGAGGCGATGGTCAAGCTGAATTACCGTATGCAGAGCGAAATGAAGATCTGTTTGAACGATTTATACAGTGAAATTGGGCTTTCAGAGGCGGATTCCGGTGAGTATAACGGTTGGGGAGCTGATGACGGTGTAATTGAGCCTGTTTTCAGAGCTATTCGGCGAGGAGATAGGACCTATACCGTGCTTGGGTTCAATATAGGCCCGCATCTGGTGTACAACAACCGTTATTAGTTCGCAAAAAATACAACACCTATAATAGGATAGCATCCTACTAATATTGAAAATTATTTAAGAAAGGAGAAAAGCGATGAGACTTTTCAACAAGAAGAATGATGACAAGAAGGTAAAGGTTACTATCAAAGAGGGAGAGAAGATCTACCGCGAAGTGAAGAACGAGGAAACTGGTGATGTTACTTACGAGGAAATCGAGATCCCCGGAAACAAGAAGGAAAACGACAAAGACGACAAGTCTGAGGAGAAACCGAATAATAAGAAGGTTGACGTTGTGAAAGCAGCAGCCGTAATTGGCATTGCTACTATCACTGCTGCAACAGTCGGAAAGATTTGGCACAATCCGAAGGACAAGAAGTCCGAGTCCGATGCTGGAACGAATTCGGGTTTTGAGGATTCCGCTGAGTAATCATATTAGGAACTCATCGATCTGAGGGGGTGGTTTTCACCCTCTCTCTTTTTTGCCAACGAGCCTGTTCTTTAGGCGAGTAGACGTTGAGCGGAGCGAAACTGCAACTGGTAATTGATATTTGAAAGGAGAAATTGCGATGAACGAAAGAATTAGAAAACAGTATGAGGCAGCTATCCATGCGGTGTCGAATATGGTGTGCATGGGAGGTGCAAGAAAGGCTGCGAGAAATCTTGCAGGTGGAAAGGCAGGATTTGTGATCGACACGCTGTCCACTGCAGCGTCCATTGTAGCAGGAACTGGTCTTGGAAACATAATTTCCGACATGATATTTGAGAAGGAAGATGACGGAACAGTAGAAGTAGAGTTTGTATTGGAGGATGATGAATCATGAACATTAAAAGATATTTTGCAACCTTAGGCTTAGCTACAGCGCTTACTATTGGCGCGGCAGGTAATGTATATGCAGAGCCGGCTGTGGCTACAGCGAGTGACTTGGGTCCGGTAGATATGGTGGATCCTAACGAATTATATTTGCTGGCACATCTTCTGTGCGGAGAGGTCCAGACAGGATCCTGGGAGACTCAGATTGCTGTAGGCTCGGTGGTATTAAACCGTGTAGCAGACCGGTCTTATCCGGATACTCTGCGGGGTGTAATTTATCAGAGAGGCCAGTATGCGTGTACCTGGGATGGTAACTTCGACAGAACCCCCACTGAGAGAAACTTGGCAGTTGCAAGATATCTTCTTGAGAATGGTTCACAGATTCCTGCAAATGTTGTGTATCAGGCACAGTTCAGACAGGGCCATGGCGTGTATGGCAAATTCGGCAGAGAGATACTTTGCTATAAGTAATTGGAAAGGGAAGCTGTATGAATAGAGAGCATAAGAAGCCAATTGTCAAGTCGACAAAGGTAAAGAAGGAACCAGTAGGTCGCAAGCTTCTGGGGATGTTCTTTACGTCAGACTTTGATTCAGTAAAGAAATGGGTTATTGAGGATAAGATTATTCCCGGAGCAAAGAACCTGTTTCTGGATACACTTTCAATGATGCTTACCGGAGACAGTCGTTACAGATCGTCCTCATCCAGAACCAACTATAACAAGATTATGGTTGGGACAAGAGACGAGAGAAGCGACAGAGTTGAGGTAAGACGAAGATCGAGAAACGATTACAGAGATATTGTCTTTGAAAGCATTGAAGATGCCATGGATGTTGTGGACGCACTGAAAGGAGACCTTGAACGGTTTGACAGAGGTGTGTCCATTCTTGATCTGGCAGATTATGCAGACAGAGCAAACATGTTTAACGACACCGATGACAACTATGGATGGAGAGAGCTTCCGAATCCGACGAGAGATTATATTATTCAGACATCTCAGGGTTATGAGCTCAGGCTTCCTCCGGTTGTGGTGCTTCCGAGGTGATTGCAAATGTACGAAGATAAAACTATTGAAGAACGAATGAAAGAGCTCAAGATTAAGCTTAATCCGCCTGAGCCTCCGATTGAAGAAAAGGTCGTGCTTAAGGGAGAAGAGCTTAGAAACGAATTATATTCTGAGAATGTAGAGACCAAGCTTGCAGAAGATCTGGTTAATCATCCGGAACATTATAAGGCTAAGAATGGTCTTGAGGCTATCGATATGATAGCAGCGTTTACCGATGGTCTTCAGGGTATGGAAGCTGTTTGTACGGCTAATGCTCTGAAATACTTATGCAGATGGCATAAGAAGAACGGAGTTGAAGACCTGAAGAAAGCTAAATGGTATATCGAGTATCTTATTAATATGAAAGGGGACAATGAATAATATGTTTGGATTCTTAACAACAATTAAAGAAACAGCGCAG